ATTAAAAATTTCCCCGGTGGTGTTTTTTGAAAAAAAAGTTTTAATACATATCCCACAAGAAAAGGAAAACCATGACTAAGAAGACTATTAAATCAACAGATACAACCAAGACCCGGCCTGGCGATAAGAACACGGCCAGCAATCCACTCACCTCGAAGAAAGGATAAAAGATCATGCCACGCGTTTTCAAGAATTTCCAATCGGTAGGGTTCTTTGTCCCATTCGGAGAGATCCCGTGCCAGCCCGTTCCTGTCTATGATGTCAAAGATGTCCGCCCAACAAACTGGTGCATGCCAGGTATTCCATATGACGTTGTAGCAGAGTACGTTTTCACAGAACCTGCGGATGCTAACAGCGAGAGGGTTATCGAATCGTTGTGGCTCGGCATTCGCCCTAAAGCCCAGCAAGATATATTGGACTGGGTGCTCGCATCAGATATCGCCGGTAAAGTAAACGGCGTCTATTGCCGCTTTAACCAGATTGACTCTACTCCTGTCGAGGTGACCTAGATATAAGAGGCTTCTATGCGAAAGGGTCAACCAGATATACCTAATAAGATGGCTCCCTTAGTTGGGGCCGACAATGTAGAGAACAGATTAATCGCGTTGACCATGGAAGAGACCGAGCGCCGGATCTTAGCGCACACCGTTTCAGATTCGGTGCTCGTGCATTTTCTAAAACTCGGATCAACTAGAAACGAGTTAGAGATCGAACGCATGCGCAGGGAGACTGAGCTCATGACTGAACGAAGAAATTCGATACAGTCGCAGACTCACTCCGGTGATGATTATCAACGTGTAATCGATTCGATACTCGGATACAGAAGGAGCGCATTCAACGATGAAGACGTACCGTGACCTTCTGGAGATAAACACGTTTTACGAACGACTGCAGTATCTCAGGTTGAAAGGCAAGCCGGGCGTCGACAACGCAGACGCTGACAGATTCTTTGCCGAAACTTTTTATAGGGGTACCCAATGGAAGAAGATCCGTCGCGATGTTTTGCTGCGCGATGATTTCTGTGACCTTGGTATACCAGGTTTAAAAATTTCGTCCGGTGCTATCGTCCATCACATCACTGCTATAACGATGGATGATATAATCAATTGCAATTACTCTAAACTATTTGATTATAATAATTTAATCACAGCAAGTTTAGACACGCATAACCAAATCCATTACGGCGGCGAAACTATGTTACCAGTAGAGCGCTACCGCAACGATACGATACCATGGAAGAAAGGAGAAACGTAATGCCAGACAAAAATAAGCAACGGCCCGCAGTTCAGAATTTTACCAGGCCGGTTAATGTCGATGAACCGCTCGTGAATGTTCCGCCTCAAGTCGTGGCAGAACCTACTGGATGGATCGCAGTTGTAGCGACCGAGTATCTCTCTGTTCGTGCTGCGCCAAACCAAACAGCTGAAGTCCTGCTGATCTTGACGCGTGGAAAGACGTACATGGTGGAAGCCTCCGGCAGACCATGGCTTAAAATTAAACATCCGAAACTAATCGACCGGATCGGTTATGTATCGTGCACGATCCTTAAAGATCAGCCAGAGAAGTAACCATGGCTGAGCAAACCATTCTTGAGTTTATTCGGGACGCTACGTCTACTCCCGATGATAGCTATGACACTGTGTTGCTTACGCACGTAAACGGTGTCATGTTCGGTCTGCACCAGCTCGGGGCGGTAACTCTTAAAACGATTACCCCGACTACACTGTGGACTGATCTTGCGGTCTCTAACGTGACCATCCTTGAAGTAGTTAAACAGATCATAAGCCTCAGGGTGAGATATCTGTTCGACTCAACGGCCTCGCAGCAAGGCACATTATACGAAGCCTTCTCTGAATACGAAAGCCGCGTATTGATCGAACTGGACTTACATCCAGTAGTACCACCAGTTACCCCGTAGTTCTTATTCTTCTCATTCAGTAAAGGAGCTTTATCATCATGTTGTCAGTACAGAATGCCCATCTCGGACAGGCCGAGAACAATGAAAACGAACTCGTACATGCCGCTCGTGGCGGTGGTCGTCGCACCGGTCGTCGTTCAACTCGCCCATCAGCTCGCGGTGGTGGGTTGTCCAATGGCAAACGCTGGGCTCTCGGAGCCGGTGCCGCTGCAGCTGGTCTTACAATCATGGGCCATAACAAAAAGGTCCGCTCGCTGGCTCGCAAAGCCGGTCACCGGATCGCTGGATCTCGGGTCGCTGGTGGTGTTCGTAAGTTAGCCTCCAGGGCTGCCAACTCAAAAGCTGGCTGGGCCGTTAAGCATTACGCTGGTAGGGCTAAGTCTGCTTACAGCAAGTCCAAACTCGCTGGTGGTGTTGCCTCGATACGCGGTAAAGTCTCTGGTTTTAAATCCAGCATGAGCGTTGCTGGCATTCGCAGCAAGATCAATTACCTGAAAGGCCGCCTTAAGGCTAAGGTTCGCACCAGCAGCAAGACGTCCATCGTCAAGCATCGCTAAAGGCTGGTCTATATGGCCGGTCAACAGCGAAAAAAAAAGAAAAGTACTGGGCCACTTACAAGACCAGCTTACGTTGGCCTGGGCTACTATGCAGGCCATCAACTGCGAAAAGCTTGGCGTAATCGAGCCGCTAATAAGGCTGGTAAAACTATAAGCAAGATCGCTGCAGTCGCCAGCGCAACAAAAAAGGCTGGTCGAAAAGTTAAGCGGTGGAAAGCTACCCACGGTAAAATCTATACCGTGATCGGTAAGTCCGGTGGCAAGATAGGGGTCCATAGACGTGGTATTTCTGCTGTAGTGAGCACAGTTAAACGCCGCCGCTCGACTACACGTGCGTGGCGCACAACAACGCGCAAAGCCGGTCCTGCTGCTAGAGCAGCGTTCAAGAAGGCACCTCGTAATGTAGTCCGTGGTAAAGTGCGATCTCCTTCCTACGCTATTACAAGGAGGCGATAAATGGCTATTTCAGTTACTATGGCCAAAAAGCTAGTTCTTCAGAAAGGTACTAAGCAAGCCGCAGCTAAAGCTCAGCGTGCTAAACTTACTAAGAAGCAGGTAGCCAAGCGCAAGATGGCCAAGCCTATTTCTGGTAAAGTCAAGCGAGCTAAGCTAACAAAAGCGCAGATAGCCAAGCGACGAGCTAAGGGCGTCACTATGGCATCTGTCGTGAATAAGCCAGCGGTTGCAGTAAACGCTGCCACAGTAAAAAAGAAGAAGCCAGCTCGCGGTGTAGGTAAAAGAACAGTGAGGGCAATCTAATGGCTAATTTCGGTGGTCGTGGCTCACGCGGACCCAGACGTACTGGGCGTCCTTCATACGGACGTAAAACTCGTCGAGGTGGTAATCGCTCTTCAAAGCGTAGCAACCTCGGACGATGGGGTATCGGATTGGGCATCGCTGCTGGCGGCGCAATAGCCGTCGCTGGTGCATTGCATGGTTATTCTGGAGTTAGCCACTCGGTTAAGACCATAGTCGGCGACTACAAAGCTGTCAAGAAATGGACTGCAACACGCAAGGCGTCAAAGGCTGTTCTCGCGGCCTCAACCTTGAAGTTTCATACGTCGCGTGTTCGTAGCCTAGCCTCAGCCCGAAAAACTATGGCAAAGTTCCGCAGTGGTGTCAAAACAAAATTCAAAGTACGCCGTCACGGAAAACGGTAGAGAGTGTAGGTAACATGGATAATAGGGCAACACCAAAGTATTACAAAGAATTCCGCGATCAGGTAATGCGAGGCGAAATTCCCATATGTCTAGAGATAGACATGGAGATGCAACGCATTGATAAACTGATTGCAGATCCGAACGTCTATTATGATCCGGAGCCGACAGAAGGTTATATTGACTTTTGCGAGTACGAACTTACTAAGACGGACGGGACGCCCTTTACTGTGTTACCTACATTCAAGTTATGGGCGGAGCAGTTGCTTGGCTGGTACATCTACGAAGAAAAGACAGTCATTGTTCGTGAAAACGGACGAGTACGATATGTCCGAAAGAAAGTTCGTAGACGTTTAACCAAGAAACAATATTTAATTGTTGCGCGCGGAACGGCGAAAACAATGTATGAAAAAACTATGCAGGCGTATTTCCTTACGCTCAGCACAAAAACAATACATTGCGTAACTGTCGCACCTACAATGAAGCAAGCGGAAGAGGTTCTAATACCCTTCCGCACAGCGATAACACGCCACCCAGGTCCGTACTTTAGTTTCCTGACGCAAGGCATGAAATCTAATAATAGAGGCGCTGAACAATTTAAACCAAAATTATTTTCCAGTAAGCGCGGCATTGAATTTACACCAACCGGATCTCTTCTAGAAATTCGGCCAATGTCTGTAACAAAATTGCAAGGACTCAGACCGTTTCTGTCAACGGTTGACGAGTGGTTATCAGTCGATAACAGAGAAGACGTTATAACAGCTCTTGAACAGGGCGCATCTAAACTCCCTGACTACATCATTATCGCTGTCTCTTCAGAAGGAACCTTCCGCAATGGCTCGGGCGACGACATCAAACTTGAATTGCGTAGGATTCTTTCGGGGGAATATGAGGCGCCTCATGTATCGATTTTTCACTATAAGTTAGACGACGTCAGCGAGGTCGGAGATCCTGCTATGTGGCCTAAGGCCGCACCGAACATCGGTTTGACTGTAACATACCAGACTTTTGCCGAGGATGTTGCTCGCGCAGAGCAGGTTCCTCATGCTAGGAATGACATTTTAGCTAAACGTTTTGGTTTACCGATGGAAGGTTTCACATATTTCTTCACGTACGATGAAACGCAGCCGCACAAACCGATGCTAATGAGAAAAACTCTCGTAGCGCTTGGTGCGGACATGTCTATGGGCGATGACTTCTGTTCTTTCGGGTTTCTTTCCGATATTGGAACGGACTTATATGCTTTTACTTCGCTATCATTCATCACGGAAAGAACCCTGCAAAAGTTACCGCCGTCTCTACGTGTTAAATATGATGAGTTTATCGGCGAGGGTAGTTTAATAGTTCTGGAAGGAACTACAATCGACCCAGAAAAACTTTATGAACAGTTTGACGACTTTGCCACGCGGTTTCAGCTCGATTTCGGAGCATTCGGATATGATCCTTACAACGCATCTGTTTTTGTAAAACAATACATTGCAGAGCATTCAGAACATTCCGTAATAAAAGTATCGCAAACATATAAAACGTTGTCAGTTCCCCTAGGAGATATAAAACATCTCATGGAAGAACGGCGCATAGTGTTTTGGCAGAAGATCGTAACATATACAATGGGCAACGCGATGGTTCTCAAGGATACTCTTGGCAATCAGCGCCTCTACAAAAAACGTGGAGAACATAAAATAGATGTTGTTGCTGCATTACTTGATGCGTGGATAGCACGTCAAGCGCACCCCGAATCCTTTGTGTAGAGAGGGCCAATGAGTTTAAAAAGTAGAGTTACAAACATATTTGACTATGCTCGCAACTTGTTTAATTACATAGCGGTCAAAGTTAAATTCAGTAAAGTACCCTCTTCTTCGTCGTTCTTAGTAGGATCGAGTCCCGAGGCTTACCTGATGCCCATCTACACAAGAATTGCCGTGGATGTTGCATCGCAAAAGTTCGCGCACGCTTTGGTTGATCAAAATAATACCGTGTTAGCATCACTTCCAAGTCCGCTGTCGTTTTGTCTGTCTGATGAACCGAACTTTGATCAAACGGCGTTCCCGTTCTTTCAGAATCTTGTAATTAGACTAATGCAAAACGGGATTACGGTCGTGGTCCCTATAGAATTCGATCTAGCAGACGACGGTTCGTTTAAGAAAGTCAACTCAGTCCGATTAGCAAATCTAGTCGATGAGAATGTTGACACCGTTGTACTCGATCTGTATAACGACGAAACAGGTATGACAGAAAATATAAAACTTAAGAAAAATATGGTTGTGATTATAGAAAATCCATTGCGTGATGTGATGGGAAAAAATAATGCAACGCTTAAGCGGTTACTAGATAAAATTAATTTGTTAGATACTTCTGACAGAAAAAATAATTCGGGTAAAATGGATATGCTTATTCAATTACCGTATGCGATCAAAACAGACACGAGGAAAGAACTCGTGGACAAGCGTATGCAAGAGTTGGAGGAGCAACTCAGCAAATCAGATTTGGGTATTGCCTATACGGAAGCTACTGAGAAGGTGGTTCAGTTGAACCGCACTATCGGTGGAAATCTTATAGGCGAGATCGCAGAACTGACAACAAGGCTTCACAACCAGCTCGGAATAACCGAGACGTTCATGATTGGAGCGGCCTCGATGGATGAGGTCCGTAACTATTACTCTAGAACGATCAATCCGGTTACGAGAGCGATAACCGAAGGCCTTACCCGAACATTCATACCAAAGAAAGATCGCCTGTACTCTGACTCCGGGCGAACCGACATACAACAATGGACTCGCGAGCGAGTTGTAGCTGAACGAGATCGACTCGAACTGGTAAGCCCGTTGGAGTTGACGGGTCATGCTGACGCGTTGACGCGCAATGAGATTGCATCGCCGACCGAAATTCGAACTCGTTTAGGTCTACGCCCAACTGGTAATCCAGATGCTGACGTTGTTCGCAATCGTAATATGCCGGTTCAGGACTTAGCTCAGACAGATACAGCAGGCGCTGCGGAAACCCCACCAGATACGGAGGTACAAAAGTAAATGGCAAAAAAACGTATTACTGATTTCAAAGGGTATGTAACCCGGTACAACGTTAAATGTTCTGACGGGCGTACTATCGCACCAGGGGCATTTAAACATATGGACGGCAAACTCGTCCCGATGGTTTGGCAGCATCAGGCAGATACACCTGAGAATATCACGGGCAATATTCTGCTAACAGAAAGAGAAGACGGCGTTTACGGCGATTTCAGCCTGAACGCTGGTATCCGGGCAACAGCCCTGAAACATGCGGTCGAACACGACGATGTAAAAGGTCTGTCTATTTTTGCTAACCGTTTGGTTGAAAAGAACCAGCGTGTCACCTATGGTCAGATCATTGAAGGCTCTGTCGTCATGCTCGGTGCCAATTCCGGAGCTCATATCGACGATACAGCGTTCGCGCATGCCGACGATGAATCCGGAGATGAAGCTATCATCGGCTGGGTAGAAGACACTGGTATCGAACTATACCACGACGACACTGCTCCAGATCCTGTAGTTCCAACTACACCAGCACCACCGGCTGCGGAAGAACCGAAAGCCGTTGAACCAGAAGCGGCTCAAGCCCCGGCGGCTGTTCTCTCGGATACCGCTAAGCAAATCATTGAAAGTATCAAAGCTGGTGAGGTCAGTCTGGCCGAAGCCCAGGTCTCAAACGCCGAGTTCTTCGCGAACGCTACCGAGGAAGAACTGACGTTATTCAAAACTGCGCTTGGTGATGCGGCGCTTTCACATTCAACGTTAGGAGAAAAAAGCAACATGCGTATCTTCGATCAGCAAAACAAAGATCAGCAAGACAACCCCAACGTCCTCAAGCACGACCAGATCCTGGCTATCTTGCGTGGCGCTTCCAAACATGGGTCCCTGAAGCAGTCATTCTTGGCTCATGCCGAGACCTACGGGTACAACCCGATTGAGATCCTGTATCCAAAGCCTGTTAATTACCCAGGCGATCCTGTCGTTATTCAGCGCCAGCAGGCGTGGGTGAACGAATTCTGGGGTAAGGCCACCAAGATCCCCTTCACCAATGTCAAGACCGTATACGCTGACATCACCGGCGCTGGAGCTCGTGCCCGTGGGTTCGTTAAGGGTGGCCTGAAGGTTGAACAGGTCATCGAACTGCTCCAACGTGTTAGCCGACCAGGCACCGTTTACGCCAAGCAGGCAATTGACAACGACGACGTGACCGATATTACGGATTACGCTGTCATCGATTTCATGTGGAAAGTCATGGAATTGAGTATCTACGAAGAACTCGCTGTTGCGGCTCTGCTCAGTGATGGCCGTACCGCTCTGAGCCCCGACAAGGTCAAGGAAGATGCGATCCGCCCGATTTACAAGGATCATGCCTTCTTCGCCCATCGCATTTCATTGGCCGCTACCGTTGGCGGTATGACCGCTGCTGAAACACTGAAGATGATCGATGCAGTCGCTCTGGCCCGCCGATACTATCGCGGTTCTGGCATGCCGACCTTCTTCACCACCCCTGAATTCTTGGCTGACATCATCACCCTGCGCGAACCGACCACCGGCACCCGCTATTTCGCCACTGAAGCCGAGCTGATGGCTCAGATGCGCGTTTCTGCCATCGCCGAAGTTCCCCAGATGGAAGGTTTGTTCCGCACCGAAGCAACCGTTGATTACGGTCTTGTCGGCATCGTTGTGAATCCTGCAGATTACACCTTCGGCAATAATCCTGCCGGTGGAATGCAGACCTTCACCGACTTCGATATCGACTACAACAAACATAAGATGCTGATGGAAACTCGTCGCAGCGGTCAACTCGTTCTGCCTAAGTCTGCTCTGATCATTGAGAAGGCTGGATGGCTGACCACCGCTGAGCCCGCTCTCCCGACCGACATCGACGATACCGAGGTCTAGTATGGCTCGGTGGGCAGGTAAACTCGGGTTCGTAGCCCCGGCCGTTGAGACGGCGACGGGCGTATACACTGAGCCTGTCACAGAAGTCGCTTACAAAGGTGAAGTTTTAAGGGAGTCACGGGGAGCTGTCGCAAGGAACGTTCCTAATCCAGATGTTTACATCCGGATGGCAATCTCCGTGATTCCCGGTAAAGATCTTAAAGAGAAGATAGCGTCGCTTAGATACGCTACATACATGAACGAGAAATGGTCTGTCACGAGTGTAGAGGTACAGGGCCAAAAATTTATTCTTAATATGGGTGACAGATATGCATAAACGTTTGCAGTTAGATGCCACTCTCAAAGCATTGTTCGGACCGACAGTTCACGTCTACTATCAGGCCCCTAACAATATTGAGCTTCAGTACCCAGCCTGTATCTACACTTTTGACGGCTTTAACAATCAATTCGCAGATAATACTTTGTACGTGCAATTTGAACGGTACAGTATAAAGTTGATTGTTGCTACGCAGGTAGAGCCGTTCGTGTTATCTCTTATGAAGAATCCAAAATTCACTTATGTGACGTCGTATCCTACTGGGGCAGCCCAGTTCACATATCTTTTCCGTACTACCATTTAACAATAAGGAGCAACAATGACACAGTTATTGCAATGGCATCAAGCCGGTGACCATCAGTACAAGCAGGGCGTCGACAACCTCGTGCTGTTCCCGTGGGATTCAGTGACTAAAGAATATAGCGCTGGTGTCCCCTGGAACGGTGTATTGTCCGTCGACCAAGCACCGAGCGGCGGTGATCCTAACCCCCGCTATGCTGACAACCGGAAATACATCACGCTGTACTCTGACGAAGAGCTCGGCCTGACTCTGAACGCGTTCATGTATCCGACTGAATTCGAACAATGCGATGGGACCACCTCCCCGGCGACCGGAATGCATGTGTCTCAGCAAGATCGCAAGATGTTTGCTTTGGCATATCGCACAAAGAAAGGCGACGAATCCGCTGGCGAGCTCGGGTACGAGTACCACTTCGTATATGGCTGCAAAGCCTCCCCGTCCCCGCAGACCTTCCAGTCGACTGGCGAAACGCCCGACATTAACCAGTTCTCGTGGACACTCACGACAACTAAACTGGATGTTCCCAATTCGAAGCCCTCTTCGCATATCGTGGTTGACGGAACTTCCGTTACCGCGCCGAAGTTGATCGCTCTCCTGGACATCCTGTACGGCGAAGCCGCAACGACAGAGCCTGTAGCTGCTGCTACCCCGGCCCGCATTCCGCTCCCGACCGAGATTCACTCGATCCTGACTGCGGTCTAATATAATCAGTTTTGTCGCGTAGCAGGGGGTTTGCTCAGGCAGGCTCCCTG